GACCCAAAGTAACGGTAATAGTACCAGTAAACGCCACAGCGAATGACTACAGTCATTCAGCTTGTCATGTTACCATCAATCCGGATGGCGGCGTTTATCTGCATTTTGATACATCGTCGCTGTCTGGAAAGACTGTACTTCAGCTGATCTGTCCGGTTTTCCATTACCCAGTCAAATAGGTAATTTCTCCATAAACCCAGTTAATGCGTGCATCAGAACCGCAAAACCACATTCGGCCGTCTGGCTCTATGTGCAGCTCTGCGGCCGGTAATCCGTTACCGAAAGATTTGCCGTCGCCGCCAACAGCCGCAGCGATGACAATAGACGGTCTATACCCCTTGGGCATTGTGCAAATAGTTTCAGGTTCCGCAAATGCCGTACTCTCGCCTCGGAAGATGCAAAAGTTCAGGTGCACAATGCCCTCTTGGGTCTTGTAGTAGGTGTTGGCATATGATTGTGCTGGAAATCCACTTGCCAACGGCAGTCCATGCACTTCGGGTGGTGCGCAGATAGCAAGTCTCTCCCAATCATCCCAAAGTGTGGCTTCGTCGCGGTAACGTCGTATAAACAAGGCGTTCCACCGCATATCAAACCGCATTTGCATTCCCCATGGGCCTGATCTCCAACCAGGCAGTATGAGACAACCGCCAGAACCGTTAAGTTCAGAGTCTTTAGAGCCATCTAAGCTTAAATATTCGTATTTTACATGTTCTTTAAGGTTAATTCCGGTGCCTAGGTTGTCATTGTACCCAAGGCGCTTTGCCATAGCCGCCCCTACGTTCTCTTCGCTGTCGGGCATTTTGATATCGGCCGCGGTCAGCGTCACATCCTCCGCCAGCGCCTTCCCGTTCACCGTCCGGCTCGTCGGCACGAGCTTCGTGAGCGCGGTTTTCACGCTCTGCGCCCAGGCCTCGATCTTATCCCAGTTATCATTGAGCGCCGACTTGATGTTGAACGTCTGCGCGCCGTCCTTATCCGGCTCGTATTTGAAAAGCTCGAGCAGCTTTGTTTTCAAACTCATTTTCTCACCTTCTAAAACGCAAAATCATGCATCGTGTGCCCCTGCAGCTCGTCGAGCGTCATCCCGTCCACCTCGCGCACGAGCAGATAGCGGTAGAGATAGCTCACCGCCAGATGGCACGGGATCGTGTGCTCCACCGCGTCCTGCAGCGCCGCAAGCTCGGCCGCCCCCGGCACGCCGTACGCGCCGACGAACGTCAGCACGATCACGCCCTCGGCAAAGCCGACGGAGATCTCGCCGTTCTTCCACGAATCGCACACGCGCTGGATGAGCTCCACGTCGCACTTGCCCGCGGCGCGCCACCGCGCCTGCAGAGCGGTCCGCCGCTCCTCGAGCGTCAGCGCCGCATTGCCCTCCAGCCCGGCGATGCGCTCCTCGGTTTCGAGTATCCACGTCATCGTATCCGGGAAGAGCTGCTCCACCGTCTCGAGCGCACTCTCGCGCTGCTTTTCGTCGAGCGCGGCGATACAGCCGAGCAGGTCGCGCACCCACCTGTCGCCGCGGTACGCCGACGGCAGCTGCCTAATGATATCAAGCATAGCGGATCGTCACCTCACCCAGCACCGCGCACTCGCGCTCGCCGACCGCAATGTTGGCCGTGTCGCCGCCGACCGTCAGCCCCTCGAAGTCCACGACGCCCTCGGCCGACAGGATAGCCGCCGCGATCTGCGCGTAAGAGACGTAGTCCTGCACGAACACCGTCCCGGCGAGATACGCCGCGACCGCCGCTTTGACTGCCGCCGTCACGCTGTCCGCCTCCGCGGTGTTCGATTTGAACACCTTGCAGGCAATGGCGATCTTCTTCTCCGCCGCCGCCGACACAAAGCACTGCGCGCCGATCGGCGCCTGACCCCTTCCGGCTCCCTCGCTCTCGGGGTCGATGTACGCCTGCACGGCCGCGACAAGCTCCTCGCCCGCCGGCTGTCCGCTGCTGTCCGCGATCACGACGTCCACCGTGTTCACGCCCTGCACGCGCGGGAAAACCTTGACGTGCCCGACGCCCGCGCACTCGAGCGCCCACTGCTCGTAATGGTACACGTTGCCGCTCGTCGCGGGCGTGCGCATCTTGAGCAGAAACCGCGCGTAATACTCCGCGTCCGTCTCCTCGGCGTAGCCGCCGCTCATCTCGGCCTCGTTATCGCACCCCGTGATGCCCTGCACCGTCACCGGCATCTGCGTCACCGAATGCGCGGGCAGATTTCCGGCCGTACCGTCCGCGCGGCAGGTCACCGGCACCTCGCCCGTGCCGTCGATGGCGACGGTTTCCGCCGCCGCGAACTGCACGCCGCCCGCGCTCTCGAACAGCGTGCCCTGCTCGATCGTGCCCGTGCCCTTGACCGTCAGCACGCCGCCCGCGAAGGTCGCAGCCTTGCGCGCGATGCCGCTGCGCGGGTAGATGTACCGGTCAAGCTCGCCGCCCGTCAGGTTTTCCGGGTCGAGCGCCGCCCTCGCGTCCTCGATCACCGCGTCCGTCTCCGCCAGCCGCAGGCTCGCCGCCGCCAGCAGGTCGTAAGTGGGGAAGCCGATGGTTTTCTGGTAGCTGTCCGGCATGCTGTCGAGCAGCGCGGATAAAACCTCATTCGCCGACATTCGTTATCACCTCCAGAGTTTCGTCCGTGTGGAGATGCGCCGTAAACCGCACCTCCACGCCGTGCCGCAGCCGCGTAAAGCGGAAGCCTTCCACCGTGCGGATTGCCGGGCAGAACGCCGCCGTGTCGCGGATATCCTGCTCGATCTCGGCAAACGCCCACCCTTCCGGCGCGCGCCGGTCGAGGCTTGCCGCCTCCACGCCCGGCTGCGTCTCTCCGTCCGTGCGGTAGATGGGCACAGCGCCTGGCTTCTGCCTGAGCATCAGCTCGAGCCACCGGCGGACCGCGGCCGCGCCCGAAACCTCCTGCACCGCCCCGTCCACGAGCTGAAAAGCGCCTGAGCGCCCGGTCTCGTCGAAACAAAAATCCGGTGCCCGCCCGATGTCCGCCGCGGTCTGCGCCGGGATGCCGGACGGGATCACGGGAAAAACCTCTGCCATAAAATCACCTCCATTTACATCGCGTCGAGGACTAACAGCTGCGCGCCGTCCAGCAGCGCACAGGCCGTCGCCCCGACCGTCCACGACCGCGAGGCGGCCGTCCTCGTCATAAGGAGACCGGTCTCGCTGTCAAATTTCGCCTCGCCGTCAAAAATCGCAAACACGAGCTTCGGCGTCGTCTGCACGACCTCCGCCTGGTGCCACACCTGCGGCAGCTTCTGCCTGCCCTGCTCCATGATCTTGAGCGCAAGCTCCACATCCCACATCTCGCGCCCACCTCACTTAATAAAACGGTACTCGGTGATGCTCACCGAGTAGTTGAGGTCGCCGCTGCGGCGCACCGTGACCGAGAAATCGTCCACCGTAACCGGGATGTTGAGCCGGGCAACGCCGCCGCTGTCGAGGATGATGAGGCGGAAGGGCACCTTCCGGTCACGCCAGCGGTCAAAGAAATCCTTGTACGCCCAGCCGTCCTCCGAGGCTTCCGCCGGCATGAAGGCGTAGCGCCTGCCGACCGGTAGCAGCCCTTTCCAGCTCATCGAAATGAGCTCCATCGTGCCGATGCGCCGGTAGTTGCGGCTGAGGCCGGTGTAGGTCTCGTTGCTCTGCGCCGGGCTCGGGATCTCGAGGTCTGCCGGCACGTGCGGCAGCGTCCAGACCTCCTCGTTGTTGTTTACTGAGAAAATCACCTTGTACAACTGTCCGCACCTCCCTTACGCATTTCCGCACGCCGCGAGCACGCGCCGCGCGACATAATCGCCCATCTCCTCGGCGTACTCGCGGTTGCCGATGACGTTGCCCTGGATGGTGACGTTCACCGTCACGCCGCGGCCGCCTGCCGCTTTAACGCTCACGTCGTGCGGGATGATCTGCGTGCCGCTCGGCAGGCGCATGACCTCGCCGCCGCGCTCGTTGACGCGCGTCAGACCGCCGGAGAAGTAAGGCGTGCCCATCGCGTGCCCGGAGATCTTGCCCCCGATCCAGCTGAGCGCCGACTTGCCGCCGCTGTAGATGTCCCCGAGCAGGGGAATCGAGCTGATCTTATCGTCGAGCCACGAGAAAAAGCCCTTGACCTTCTTCTTCGCCGCATCAAACGCGCCCGTGATGGTGTCCCGGACGCCGCCGAAAACGGTTTTGACCTTGGTCCACAGCTCCCCGGCCTTCGCCTTCACCGTGTCCCAGTTTTTGTACAGCGCCACACCGGCTGCGACGATAGCCGCGAGTCCGAGCACGACCCAGCCGATCGGCGTCGCCACAAACGCGGCATTGAGCGCCCACTGTGCCGCCGTCAGAGCGGCAGTCGCACCGGCGGCCACGCCGGACGCGACCGCGCTCGCGACAAGGCCGACCTTGTGCGCGACAAGGCTGACCTTGTTCGCGACGATGACTGCGGTGTTGTGAATCCACGCCGCGCTTGCCGTGCCGAGCGCCACGACCTGCTTTGCGAGCCATACCGCGCCGCCGGCCGCCTTGTGCGCCAGCAGCGCGACCTTGTTCACGACGATGACAGCCGTGTTGTGTATCCACGCCGCGCTTGCCGCGCCGAGCGACGCGATCTGCTTGACGAGCCATACTACGCCGCCGACCGCCTTGTGCGCCAGCAGCGCGACCTTGTTGCCGATGATTGCACCGGTGTCTACCGTCCACTCGACTGCATTTGTGACCAGCCTCATCGTGCCGTCTGCAAAGCCTCTGAGCTTGCCGATGCCGTCGAGCGCGCGCAGCGTCTTGATAAATCCGCTGATAGTCTGCATCGTGGAGATGGCCGCGCTCGCGAAGGCGAGCACCTTGCCGACACCCCACGCGACCGCGAGCTTTTTCAGCACGCCGATCAGCGTGTCCGAGTTGTCACGAACCCACTGCAGCGCCTCCCCGGCCTTATGCAGCGACTGCCGGAATTTCTGGTCGACCTGCGTCTGGAAGGCGGAAAGGTCCAGCCCATCCACCCACGCCCCGAAGGCGTCGGCCTTTGTCTGCACCCAGTCGAGCGCTGACCCGGCGCGGATCGAGCCGTCGTCCGCCGCACCGGCGAGCTCCCACAGCCGGTTTTTCACGTTCGCGGACGTGTCGCCGACCTTGGCGAGCGTCTCGTCGAGCGTCGCCTGATTGCGTCTGGCGTCGATGACCTGCTGATTGTTCTTGTAAAAGCTCGTCGCCGCGGTGTCGTAGCTTGCCGAGAGCGTGTCGACGATAAGCTTCTGACGGGCGCTTTCGTCCGAGCAGTCCTGCAGCGCGAGGTTGAAGTAGTCCTCCGCGCTCGACGCGGCCGCGACTGCCTTATTCCAGTCCTCGTTGGCTTTGGTGTTGGCCTTGAGCGCGACGCCGAAGTGCTCGCCCTCCTTGGTCGCCCAGTTGATCGCGTCCGCGAAAACGCCCGTGATCTGTCCGGTCCGCGCCGTCTCGTTGGCGGACTCCACGAGTCCCTCGATCGGCAGCGAGTCACCGAACGTGCCGTGCACGCCGGCCGCGATGCGCGTCCACTTCGTGACTTCTTCCTCGTTTTTCGCCATGTTCGCGAGCAGCTGGCTTGCCTCGGTGGCGGTATCCGTATCACCGAGGATCGCGTAGAAATTGCGATAGCTCTTGCGCGCAGTTTCGGTCTCAAAGCCCGCCGCCTGAAAGCCGGCGTTCAGCTTGCCCTGGGCGACGCGGTACTCCTCGGTCGCGCCGTCGAGCGCCACAAAGGCCGCCGCGAGGCCAGAGACCGCCGCGCCCGCCGCCACGACGCTCTTCTTCGACCAGCTCTGCAAGGCCTTGAGCGAGTCGTTCTTAAACTTAACGACTTTTCGCGTCGCGTTCATCATGCTGTCATCGATCTTTGCGCCGCTCTTCTTCGCGTTCTTCGCGGCCTGAATGAGGCCGCCCGACATGTTATCGCGCAGGTTCAGGACTGTGTTGATAACTTTGTTTTTAGCCATCCTCATTCTCCTCCTCTTCCTGCGGCGTGAACGCGGCCGCGACTCCGGCCGCCGTCATCCACCGCATCTCCTCGTAATAGCGCGCCCGGCCGACCCGCAGCACCGCCCTGTCCGCGAGGGACATCGCGCGCACCGCGTCCGGCGGAATGCCCCGCGGCGCGTAAAACGCCGCAAGGTCGAGCACCGGGTCGCGCATCACGAGTTTTTTGCGGCTTCCTCCGTCCGCGCCTCGGCCTTCTCGCCGATGAGGCCGAGCCATTTGTACAGCTTTCCGCCGAGCTGGTCGATCTCATACGGCTCCATCAGCTTCCAGACGGTGTCGTACGGGTCGGTGACGCCGAGCGCCGCGTGCAGCTCCGGCTCCTGAAGCGCCGGACAGCAGTCGTAAATAACGTTCGCGCACGAGCGCAGCAGCGCCGCCGTGTCGCCCGAGTTCAGCGCCTCGGCGTAGCTCAGCTTTACGTCCACGCCCGGCTGCACAAAGTCGAGCTCCTCGCCCGCCACATAAAATTTCGCGCCCTTGCGCTTTGCCTCGTCGCGCTGCTCTGCGCGGGCAGAGAGTGCCTCTAAGAGTTTCTTATCCATTCACTTAAATCTCCTTTACCACGGGCAGCAAAAGCCCGTAATCTCGCTGTACGAGCGCGTCACGCGCCCGACGCCGTCGCTGTAGTTGCCCTCGACCGTCTCGCACGAGCTCGCGCCGTCCGACAGCACGATGCCGATGTGGCTGCTGCCGATGATCATGAGGTCGCCGGCCTTCGGCCTGTAGCCGCTCGCGACGGTCTTGAACTTGCCGCGGCGCTCGAAGTAGCTGCGCATCTCGCTGACCGCCGTGTAGGTCGTCGGGATGGGCGCCGATGCGTGCTTTGCGCACCAGCACACGAAGATCACGCACCAGGCGACGCCGTCGCAGCCCATCTCGGCGCCGTACTTCGTCCGGTTGCCGCTTCCCTCGCGGTAGCCGACTTCGCCGAGCGCGGTGTTCACGAAGCTCGTCGCCGCGCCGCCGCCCGACGTGCCGCCGAGGATGGCCGTGCCGGTCTTGCGTCCCCACGAGTTGCACTCCGCGTTCGTCCGCATCAGCAGGTCGAAGTGATAAACGCCGTTCTCGATCTGGATCGCGCCGCCGCGGTCGTTGACCGTATAGGTCTCGCCGTCGAGGCTTGTCCCCGTGCCCTGCACCGTCACCTTCGTGCCGAAGGCCACCGAGGGCGGCGCGGCGCACGTTTTCTTCGACGGGTCGAGCCTGTTGCCCTGCGCATCCAGGAAGCCGCCCTCGAGGGCGTTCGCCGCCGGGTAGTACGCGGTGAACAATGCTTTGACCGTCGTGCCGCCGGACGAGCCGCCGCCGAGATCGGGCAGACCCCAGACCTTGACGCTGTCCGCGCTCGCCGCCTTGACGGCCGCGGCGCTGCTCTTTCCTGCCGCCGCCGCGCGCGGCTCATCGAGCGCCGAAATCTCGAGGCTCATCACGTGCCCGGCACCGCCGTACTGGTGCGTCACACTCGTCACCCGGTGCCGCCCGGAAATGCCGAAGGCGGGCGAGTTGAAGTCCAGCACCACGCCGCTCCTCACCTCGTCGCACCCCCAGATCTCCGAGATCTGGCGCTTTCGCCCGACGCGGTCCGCGCCCGCGAGCAGGTTGCGCACCCGCTGACCGAGCGCCGCCGTGCCCGGGTTCTCCGTCACGGTCTCGACCTTCTGCAAAAAGCCGTACCGCGCGATGGAGGCCGCGTTCGACGCCTGCGCGCCGCGGTACGCCCGGCCGTCGCTTTCGGCCGCGATGACGACCGCGTTGAACGTGTCCGAGATGCTGTCCTCGCCCGAGACCTCCCCGAGCGCCCATGTGATGTCGAACCCCGGCAGGTTCTCCGCCGGCCGGTGCATCGCTTTGATGGCGCTCGTCGGCAGCGGCGCTACCACAAGCCCGCGCTCCGCGACGTAATAATAATAGTTCTTCCCCGTCTCGGCCTCGGCCGTCCCGAGCACCTCGTCGAAGATGTCCGCCGGGGTCTTTCCGGTCCAGAGCTGCGTGATCTTCGTCGGCAGGCTGCACACGCTCGCCACGCTGACGCCCGCCTTCGCGCTCGCCTGCCGGATGACCTGGTCGGCCGCGAGGTTGTTCACCTGCAAAATGATTTCGCTCTTGTTGAGGTACCAGCCGCGGTCGTAGGCCGTGACCGTCCCGTCCAGTGTCACCGTCACGATAACGCCCGAGAACACCGTATTCCCGTGGTTTACGATGCGGATCTTGTCGCCCGGCGCGAGGTTCAGCGCGGGCGTGTACCTGTCCCAGACCGACTTGAAGATATGGAAGGTAACCTCGACGCTGAGTGCGTCGAGGTCGTCCTTTGCCGTCAGGTCGCCGCAGAAAGCGGTGATGTCGCGCGCTGCCGCGCCGTCCCGGTACAGGATGACGCGGTGGTCGTCCACATATCCGGCCGCCATGGCTTAAATGCTCTCCAGCAGGTCGAACTTGCCGAACTTAAACGGCACTTCCTCTTCTACCTTGGCCTTCTTCTCGAACTTCGCGAGGTAAAACTCGTCGATCGTAACGTCCGAAAGCGCGACGCGCTCGACCTTGTTCGTGCCCTTCTGGCTGAGCGCGGTGATGATGGTGATGGTCGGCATCTCGCCCGTGCGGAACGCCTCCGCCATCAGCGCCACAACGTCCGAGTCCAGCTTGAAGCAGGTAAACGTGCCTTCGCCCGAGTAGCCGTTATAAACGCGGTAGGTCGACGGGTCTCCGCAGACGTTGATATCCTCGAAGTCACCGGCGACCTTTGCCTCGATGCTCTGCAGCGTCGTGAGCTTCTTGCCGTTGAACCACGCCGTGCCCTCGTTGCCGTGCAGGATGCGGTTGGGGTTAAATTCTCTTGCCATTGTCCTTGTCCTCCTTTACGCCATCGTGATCGGCATAATGAGGTCGGTCATCGAGCCGAGGATCTTCACCTTCGCGCCGAGATAAACCGTGCGCTTGAAGGGGTTCGCCTTTACGGTGTCCTCGTCCCAGTCTGCCGCCTCGCTCTTGCCGCTTGCCACCCACGCCGCGCGCTGCGCCTCCACGTCGATGAACGCCGCGTTCTCGTAGCCGGGGTCGAGGATGTTCTCGCCCTCGAGCTGCGCGAAGTACGACGCGTTCAGCGCGCCGATAAACGCCATCTGATTATCTCGCGAGTTTCTGTAGTTGCCGAGGTAGGTGCTGCGGAAGGTGGAGGTGATGTCGTCGCGCATCATGTCCATCGCTTCCACCGTCTCGATGAACTGCATGTCCTCGGTGCGGGTCTTGCCGTCGGTCGTGGTCATCGAGTTGATGCCCTGGCCGATGCGCACCGCGCCGTCCTCGTCGTTGAACAGGATAAACTTGCCCGCGCCGAGCGCCGCGTCGTTGTCCGCGACCTCCTGCACCGCCTTGAGGTTCGAGCACAGGTAGTTCGTGCAGCCGCGCGCGACGTTGCACACCGCGAAAATGCCGATCAGACTCGGCAGGTACTGCACGCCGCCCTGCTCGCCGCGGCTGTCCGCGAAGGTCACCTTTTCGTTTGCGAAGTGCACGACGTGCATGTCGTCCGGCGCAGTGGTCACGTTGTACACCGCGGCTTTGTAGCTCTTCTTGCGGGTGCCCACCTGCGTCTTTACCCACGCCGCGAGCGCGAGACCGTCCTCCGCGCTCTGGCCTGCGATCGCGAGCCAGCCGGTTTTTACCGTGCGGCCGATCTCCGCGAGCGTGTCGGCCAGTGCGCCGGTGGTATCCAGTCGGAACAGGTGCATCTGGTACGGCGCAAAGCCGAGCAGGTCGCAGATCGCGGCGTAATTGTCCGCCGTGTACAGGCTCTCGTCCGCCTGCGCGGCAGAGAGGTCTGCGTACTGCTTGTGCGTGAAGGTCTTGTTGGTGTCGTCTCTCACGATGAGCACCGCAACGCCGCGCTCGCTGCGCGAGAGCAGGCTCACGGCCTTCTGCTCAAACGTGATTTCAATTCTGGGCATGGTTACTGCCATTTTGTATCGCCCCTTTCTAAATGGTGGGCGGCTTTATTCGCCGCCCGTGTTGTTATACTCCAGCTCTTCCATCGGCTCGCCCTCGGGCTCCCCTGCCGTCTCGATCCACTCGAGCCGCAGCATTGCCGCGAGCACGCCGTCCGAGGCGTCCGTCTCGATCCCGTCCTCGGGATACAGCCACACGCCGTCGATGTCGATGCCCTCCCCGAGCGCACAGCGCAGTGCCTCCGCCGCCGTCAGCAGCTCGCGCCGCGGCGCGTGCGCGTCCTTCGGGTAGTAGTAGATCTCGACTTCCGCGCCGCGCTCGGCATATTCCGCCGTCCGCGCCTCGTCCGCCACCGCGAGATCGATGCGGTAGCTCGGCCGCGGCAGCGGCTTTTCCGTATCGTCCCGCACGCGAAGCGCCGGAAGCGCCGCCTCCCGCAGCGCACTCGACACCGCCGCGCCGAGCGCGTCGTCGAGCGCCTGCCATGTAATGCTGCTCATATCTTCCGGATCACCTCATCTGCCAGTTCTTCAACTGCCGCCGCGAAGGTCGGCGCGTACTCGTCGCGCGCCGCGTCGAAGACCTTCTTGCCCTCCATGAGCTTTCCGGCGCGCTTGTCGCGCTTCTTGACGCGCCAGCCGTACTCATGCAAATGCGCCACCGGGTCGGACGAGTAAACGCGGATGCACACCGCCTTGTCACGGTAGTAGATCTTGCCGCGCTTGATGCTCTTGTGGTACGTGCCGGCGGCACGCTCGACGCCCTTGCGGTGCACCGCCTGCTTGCGCACCGCCGCGCGCGCCTTCTGCGCCGTCTTTCGGCGCAGCTTCGTGCCGTGGTCGCGCAGCAGCTTCTTGACCTTCTTCGTGGTCTCCTTGTCCGCATTCTTGAGCGCGTCCGCGAACGCGTAGATATCGCTACACACAAAGCCGTCACGTGCCATCGGCCGTCACCTCGCCCTCGTGTGCCGTGCAGAAGATCTCCATCCAGCCGCGCCGGCTGTAGATCGGCAGCCAGTACGAAACGTCGAGCCGCAGCCCGCGCACGACGAAGTACATCTCGCGGCAGATGTCCGGAAGGCTTGCCTCGCGGACTACGACGCGATGCGTAAGCTCCGCCCGCGTCGCGCCGCCCTCGAGGCTTTCCGCCCGCCCGGACGTCGGCGTCACCGCCGCCCAGACCGTCCGCTGAAAAGCGTACTCGTAAACCGTCTCGCCGTTGTCCTGCTCGCGCGCCGCCGCGCGCCAGACCTCCGCCCGGTCGCGCAGATCGCTGACCTGAGTTGCCATCAGCTGCCGCCTCCCTCGTAAGCGCACACGAGCTTGAGCTGCGTGAGCATCTGCCGCACGATGGGCGGCACGGACTGGAGCGCCTGCGCCGCATTATCGACGCAGCGCCCCTCGTACTGCTCGAGCACCATCGCGTGCGCGATGATGTCGTACAGCGCCTCGTGCCCCTCGCGCACGCATCCCGCGCCGTCGAGGTAGGCCTCCGCCGCCGCGAGCAGACCGCCGATCAGCTCATCATCCTCGCTGTAGTCGATCTTGCAGTAGCGTTTTACGGCCGCAAGCCGCTCCGTCTCTGCCATCCTTACGAGAGGGTCAGCGAAACGGCAGCCGCCGCCGCGGAGTCGAACACCTGCGCATCCAGACGGGTGATCGCGCGGACCTCGGTGGAGTTAGTGCGCCATGCGCTGCCGCCGACGTCAGTAGACGCGAGCTCCATCGGCTGACGGCGGAACAGGGTCGCGTACTGGGTGAAGTCGCCGAAGTAGATGGGCGCGGTGGTCGTGGTCGTGGGCGAGCTCGTCTGCGAGGTCGAAGTCTTGGACGCGAGCGTACCGTTGGACACGACGGAGACCGGACGGCCGAACAGCATCTTGCCGGCAGCGGCAGACGGATCCGGCTGCAGCAGCGGGCGCTTGTTGGCGTCGAGCAGCTGGTCGAGGGCGTTGAAGCCGTCCTGGTTTACGATGAAGTGCGCGGTTGCCGAGATAGCCGGGTCGAGCGAAACGTTCAGCAGCTTCTTGAGCGTTGCGATGACGTTCGCCGCGGTTGCAGCCGTTGCCGCAGCGTCCAGCGCGGCGAGCTTGGTAACGAGCAGATTGTTCTCGGTGATGACCTGCTTCTTTGCCATCCAGCGCGAGATATACGCGAGCAGCGCCTCGTCGGTGTCGCGCAGCAGGTCGTTGGAAACCGGCAGGAACAGACCGTAGTCCTCTACCTTGTAGCTGAGCTTCGCAAATGCCGGCTTGTCGTCGTTCGGGATGGTCTCCATCTCGCTCATCTTGGTAAAGCCCTTGGTCGGCTGGGTGTCGACGACGCGGGTGCCGGACAGGAAGGACACATTCTCGACGGAAAACAGGTCCGCCAGCGGCACGAGGCTGCGGCGCAGCTCGTTGATGGTGGTCTGCACGTCCTCCGGCACGATCAGGCCGCCGTCCGCCGGGGTGCCCTCGGTCATCTGGCTGGCGTTCTCGACGGCAGCGGCACGGCGCACGATGTCCGCATTCTCGTCGAACGCGCGGCGGTTGCCGCGTGCCTGGGCGCGGATGCACTCCGCAAAGGCGTGCATGCACTCAGCGGAGTTTACCGCCTCGCCCTCGCCGGACTGCGCGCCCGGCTCCTGCGGAACGCCGCCCTCCGGCGCCGGTACGGACGCCTCTGCATCCATGATGGCCTGTACGCGCGCGATCTCCGCGTCGACGTCGGCCAGTTCGTTCTGCGCCGCGGCAAAGCCTGCGGTGTCGCCCGCCTCGTTGGTGGACTTCATGCGGTTTACGATGCCCTGCTTCTTGTTCAGCAGCTCCAGCAGCTTCTTCTTCATGTGGTTTTCCTCCTTCAAGAGTAAAAGTTCGGTTGATTTTTTACAGTTCCGCGCGTGCGCGCTGCAGCGCCGCCTCGGCCTCTGCAATCGCGATTGCGCCGGTGTTCAAATTGAACACCGCGCCCTCCGGCGCACCGGGCGCACCGGCTCGGGCCTCTGGGGTCTTGCCCTCTGGGCTCTGGCTCTTTGTCGCCTCGATGTACGCCGCGCGCAGCTTGTCCATGTCGGGCAGGCCGCCGACGGCATTGAAGATGTTCGCCGGATTTACCGGCTCGCCGGGCTGCGGCTCCTCGCCGATGATCTCGTCGACGAGTCCCGCGTCGAGCGCCGCGCGCGCCGAGAGAAAGGTCTCGCGGTCCATCAGGCGGCGCAGCGCGTCGTGCGAGGTTTTGCCGCGCACCTTGCCCTCGTAGGCCGCAATAATGCTCTCCGTGATGCTCTCGAGCATCTGCACGCTCTCGCGGTGCACGCCCTGGTTGCCCTCGGTAATGGTGCTCGGCAGATGGATCATCACCTGCCCCACCGGCGAGACCGCCGCCGTATCTGCGCCCGCCATGACGATGCTCGCCGACGACCCCGCGATACTCTGCACCTCGGCGCGCGTGTGCACGCCCTGGCGGGACGCGTTCCGCAGCAGGCTGTACATCTCGAACCCCGCGAACACCGAGCCGCCGCCCGAGTTGATCTCGAGTACGAACTCCTCGCCCTCCGGGTTCTGCGCGAGCGCGCCGCGGATGTCCGCCGGGCAGCTCGCCGGAATGCCCCACCAGCGCAGGATCGGCGCGTCGCCGTCCGCTACGATGTGGCCGTTTAAGCTGTATCGCATCCTCACTCACCTCCTTCCCTACCGTTGCCGCCGCCGTTGCGGCTGCGGCTGATTGTCCTGAAGTCCTCGAGCGGTACATAATTGAGCGACGCCAGTCTGTCGCCGCCGCCGGGCACGTCCGGCAGGTCCTCGAGCGCGCGGATGTCGTTGACGGAGTAAACGCCGTTCTGGTGCATGGTCTGGTACCACGCGCCGCGCGCGCTCCAGTCGCCTCTCAGCTCGCCCATCATGTTGCGCCGCAGCTGTAAGCCTCGTGCGCTCTCGCTCTCGAGCAGCAGCTTGTGCGTGTCCTCCTGCTCATGCTCGGAGACGATGGGGCTGAGCGTTCGCTGCATGTACTCGATGGCGGCTTGGGTGTTCGCCGCATAGCTTTCCTTGCCCGCGCCGAGTTTGTAAAACGGGATGTTGAACAGCCGCGCGATGTCCTCGACGCTCGCCGCCTTGGTCTCGATGAACTGCGCGTCGCGGTTCGTGGCCGTCAGCGGCGTGTATTTCAGGCCTTGGTCGAGCACCGCGATGCGGAAGGCGTTGTCCGCGCCGCTGTGGATGCTCTCCCAGTTCTCGCGGATGCGGTTTTTCAGATCGATGGCGTTGCCGTTCTCGTCGAAGCGCGTTTTGCTCGAAAGGTCGGTCTCGGTCGCGAGAACGCCCGACACCTGTCCGCCGTTCTTGTAGTAGTTGCCCTCGTACCGCTGCGCCTGCAGCGCCGTCTCGATGGTCTCCGCGCCGCGCCTGAGGTAGCTCACGCCCTCGAGGCCGTCGGTGGAAAATGCCTTGTAGTGCAGCACATCCTCCGGCCAGAACTTGCGGTATTCCTGCGTCTTCGGGTTGATGCCGACGTACCACAGCTTTGCGTTCTGGTCAAGAATCGGCGTCATATATCCCGGCGCGATCGGCAGCAGCTCCATCGGCTGTCCCCACTTGTCGCGCAGAATGAGCGCGTAGGCGTTGCCGTAGGCGATGCGCCGCGACTCCATCAGCTTGTGATAGTCGAACGCCGTCAGCGCCTCGGTCGGCCTGCCCGTCAGCAGCCGCAGCGCCGGGTGGTCGGTCACGCGCTCGCGCGTTGCCCCGTCCATCAGGTACACCGGCATCTTCGCGATGCTGTCCGAGATGATCTCGATGCAGGCGTTCACCGCCGGCAGCTTCATCGCCTGCATTTCCTTTCCGCCGAACAGCGGCCGCTTGCTGCTGTACCAGCCCGTCGGGTCGTCGAGCGTCAGCGTGCCGCCCTGCCCGGTGACGCGCCGGATAAACTGTCCGATCATGCGCTGTCACCCCCGATGGCGGAGATCACGCCCTCGGCGATGAGGAACACCCCGGCCGCGATGAACGCCGCCGGCACGCTGACCATCGTCAGTCCGACAACGATGCAAACAGCGCCGCCGCAGACCAGAAGATCGGGCAGAATTTTTGCGATATTCTTCATGCCTCTGTCACCTCCTCGGGCACATCTGCGTCCAGCTCGTCGAGCAGGGCGCACTCGTCTGTCGTCGCGATGCCGATGTAGGCGAAAAATGCAGCTCGCGCGTGCGCGTCCTCGCCGTGCTTCTCCTCTCACATCTCCACCGCCTCGCGCCATGTCACCGTGCGGCACTGCTCGTTGCGGCCGGCCGCGATGCGTCGGATCTCTTCCTCTGCCGCGATGTAGTTCAGCTTCTTCTTGCGCATGTAATCTCACCCCCTTTCACATGTGCCAGTCGCTCGCCGCCACGCTGTCCGCGAGCGTCGGCTCCGGCGTCAGCAATGCCGTGGCGAACGCGATGATCCACGCCACCGTCATGTCAATACGGCCGCGGCTGCGCTTTTTCGTCGGCTTGATGTTCTCGTTGTCGTCGGTGACGCACCGCACGTTCAGGAAGCACTGCCGCGCCGCCGTGTTGTGCACGTGCAGCATCTCGTGCTCGCGGATGAGCCGCTCGAGCTCCTTCATCGGCGGCGAGATCGTGCGGATGCCCTGCGGGATTTCCACCACCTCGGTCGCCGTCCCGGCGAGCCGGTCGCGGATGTTCTGCATCACCGTCGCGCCGAGGTACGGGTCGAACCCGACCATCTGGAGGTCGTAGTCCTGCGCCGCCTGTACGACTGCGTCCGCTACCGCCTCGAAGTCGATGATGTCGCCCTCGCAGCCGTGCAGGAAGCCCGCCCGCATCCAGTCGCGGTACGGACAGTGATCCTCGCGCTCGCGCGCCTCGATGCCGTCGAGCGGCATCCACCCGGTCGGCAGCGCCACCCAGTGCGGCAGCCCCTCCTGCGGCGGGAAGACGAGCACGAAGGCCGTAAGGTCGGTGCTCTTGGAGAGGTCGACGCCGCCGAAGCAGCGCTTGCCGCGCAGCAGCCGCACCGCGTCTGTCCAGTGCGCCGCGCCCTCCGGATTCCACTGCGTCTTGTCGTAGATCGTCACGGGTATCCATCCGACGCTCGCCGTCGCGATCCACTGGTTGAGCCTGAGCCACCGGAACAGCCGTTCCGCCGCCTCCGAGCGCTTCGCGTCCTGTGCTTCCGCGCGGATGGCGCTCAGCCGCAGCGTTCGCCCAACCGACGGGTTGCAGTCTCGCCACAGCTGCTCGTCGAAAATGTTGATCTCGCGGAGCTTATCCTCGTCCTCCACGAGGCCGAGGCCGTAGATGATCGGCAGCCAGCGCGGATCGTCCTGCGCCCGCTCGTCACGGTCTCCTCTGCGGTACCGCCAGACGCCGAGCGCCTTCTCGTGCACCTCCCAGCCGATGCTCTTCCGGTCCGGGTCATCGCCTGCCGTCGTCAGAACGATCCACACCGGCTGACGGCGGGCAGCGCCCGCGCCGAACGTCATAACGTCCCACAGATCGCGGTTCGGCTGCGCGTGCAGCTCGTCGAAGATCACGCAGCTCGGCTTGTAGCCGTGCTTGCTGTACGCCTCCGAGGACAGCACCTTCATCTTCGAGCCGCTTACCGTGTCGAAGATGGCCTTTTTGCTGTCCACGATGCGGCTGCGCTTTTTGAGCGCGGGCGAGTGCTCGACCATGAACTTCGCCGCCGCGAACACAATGTCCGCGTTGTCGCGGTCCGCCGCCACGAGGTAGATCTCGCCGTTGGTCTCCCCGTCCGCGAACAGGTGGTACGTGCCGAGCCCGGCCGCGATCTCGCTCTTGCCGTTCTTCTTCGGGATCTCGAGGTAAAGGTATTGATATTTGCGCAGATACTCGCCCGGCTCGTCCTCGTCCTCGGTCATCTCGCCGTAAAACGCCTGCACCATGTCGCGCTGCCAGTCGATCAGCCGCAGCGGCACGCCGCTCGAGCACGTCAGGCACTCGAGATAGTCGCACACAAAATCCGCCTGCTCCCTGTCAAACACCGCGCCGCTCACCTCCTTTTATCCACATCATGCACAACCTTATCCACACCGGCACAATATCTTGTGGATAAAGGCAAAAAAGAAGAGCCGACATCTCCCCCTTTTTCGGGGTTAAAGATGTCGGCTCGGTACCCTTGCGGGTCTCTGGCTATAAATATTTGTTTGTTCCGGTGCTCCGGCGGAAGGCGCGCCCGTTCCGTAAGGCGCGCCGCCCTTTGGAGAGTCGCATATGACCTCGGGCGGTCTGACCACGCCGCCCGCCGCAGCACCGGCTCACTGATTGTAACTACTGAAAACTACTTGAAACTACTTGCAATTACCGGCAGCAGCGGACACACGCCGCAGTGCGAGGTATGTCCCGGCGTCTCACCCATCTTGACGACATACAGACAGCAGTCACGGCAGACGCGCTCCGGGTGTCCGCATGTCATGATGCTGCACGCGCAAGGCATGCACAGCACCTTGCCGCTCTTGATGGTCTTGCCGCATACGCCGCACTTAGCCATGTACGTCCGCCCTTTCCTCGCTTGCCTCGAAGCTAAACCCGTCCGGGTAGCGCTTCTGGAGCTTGTCGAGATTGTACTCCATAACAAAGTCCAGCGGCACGTCCAGCATGTCCGCCGTCAGCGCGACGTACCAGAGTACGTCTCCGAGCTCCTCGATGATCTTCTCAGGATCCCACTCGCGTCCCTGGTAAAGGCACTTCTTCACCTCGTCCGCGACCTCGCCCGCCTCACCGGCAAGCCCGAGCGCCGCATTCGCCATATCGCGGCATTTAAGCGTTGCCGTGCGCATCGCCTTGCGCTGATACTCGTTCGCGTTCATGCCTACCTTCGTAGTCTTTGCAGCCTTTGCGCCCGGCGCGGCGTTCTCGCTCGTCATCTTCATCAGCCGCAGCGCGTCCCTGCACAGCATGCCGAAAACCTGCACGTCAAAGCCTTCTATGTCAATGCCCTCGCCTGTGTTCCGCGCAAGCGCATCCGCATATCCGATAGCCTCATTGATGGTCATTTTCGTCCCTTCCTCTGCGTTTCGTTTTGCCGCGTCATTAGTCATGCGACGTCACCGTAACCGGAATGATCATCTCCGGCAGGAAATTCACCTCGTAGTGGAACTTGTCCACGTAAGCGCCGCTGACGTCCTCCACAACGTAGATCGTCCAGTCGTTGAGGTACACAAGGTGTTTCTTGTAAACGCCCTGCCCGGTCTCGACAGTCACCTCCAGCTCGTTCTCGCTGTTGTTCGAGATGGCGAAGTTGCCGATCAGCTCAAACACCGGCTTGTCCGTACGCGCGTTGATGACTTCCAGACGGCGCGTGACGTTGAAATTGTCCGCCTCCTTCGAGATGTTGTACGCAACACGGCTGCTTTCCCGGCACGCCGATAAGCTGCACATCATCGCACCGCAAAGCAGTGCCGCCGTGATTTTCTTGTTCATTTCTGTCCACCTCCATAATGTTCTACAATATACTGGTTCACCGTGGTCTGCGGCGCAGTTTTCCATGCGATTAAGTCAGACACGTTCGTGAGCAGTATCACGCCAATCCAAAGCAAACCGCAAGCAGTGTACAAACCAAACACTGATACATCTACGCCATTGCATATAGCACCGACTACAAGAACCGCGACCGCCAACACGATTGCCAGTGCGCCCAGAACGACAAGCACAGTTTCTTTTGTCGTTTCCTGTGCCACAACTTCCTGCACCAGTGTTTCCGGTGTAACGCCCATCTAGGCGGCGATTTCAGCGATGGTCATTCTTCCACCGCCTCATACGTCTTTTCAAAAATATCCGGCTTGCAGGGATAGAACTCACCGTTTACGCCCTTGATGATGTAATCGCCGGGACGCGCGTACATTTTTCCTTCAAGAGTGTGGATGCACGCAGCCGAAACAGGATCAGGTTCGTAAATGGTTCCAAACATAACGTCAGCTCCACAAAACGCCTCAATTTCTTTCCCGTTGTCACCTGTCCATCGGATAGCCTCAACCACAATAGGTTTCTTACGGTACTTCATTCCGTTACTCCCTCGCATTCCGCCCCGCAAGCCGCATAGCCTGCAAGATCAATCCAACTGTCAGCCTTTCCGCCGCCTGCTGCAATACGTGCAATCTTGAGCAGCGCCATCATTACAGCAACGTCCTTTGCCTCTACGCGCACGTTCACGCCCCTTGTGCGGGCTTTGTTAAGATACGCCTCCCACAGTTCCGCAATCGTCTTAAAGTTATCCTCCGGTGTGCCGTAGTCCTCCTCGCGCTCACCGCACACGCACGCACGTGCCTTTTCGAGCACCGCCGCGCGCGTCAGCTTTTTCGCCTCGCCCTCGTCCTCGTCCGGCTCGTCCTCAGTTTCGAGCTTTTCCGCCTCGACGGCAATGCCCTCGATCGGATAGCTTGCCGGCTGCGCGCAAATCCTCTCGTTCAGCAGCACCGACTGAATTTCCACATCCGCCGTGCGCAGCCTGTCCTCCACATCCGCGAAATCTCCGCAGATGCCTATCAGCGCCCTGCGCATCGCAGCGGCGACCTTTTTGTATTTCTCCTGCGTCACTTCGGTCCACCCCTTCTTTTCTTCCGTTTCGGCAACGCCCTCGATCTTCGGCAGCTCTGCCGAAACGGCATCCACCACCTCGCGCAGGCAGTCTTCAATATCCGGCGCGGCGGCGTCGATGTGCCTCAGCGTCATGCGCATAGCCTCGCGGGTGCGTCTGTATTTTTCCTTCTGGGTCATGGTCTCTCCTTCTTTCCTTTTCCGGCGCTCTGACGGACGGACCGCGCGAAGCGGTCGCGCCCGACGGAGATTTCCCAAAACCCGCCCATGCCTCTCGGGCAGCTCTTGCCGCCCGTCACAGCGCCGGATAAATTTTCAGTTTGGGCGCGGCGGCAGGATTCGCACCTGCACCGCCATGCAGTTCCGCTTGGGTGACTGGTCGCCGCTTCCGTACATGGTGTGTCGTCATCGTGGCACCCCTTAGATAGAGGCCGCTCTCCTGTTGAGCTACGCCGCGCATATTGCAGGTGTTCAAATTGAACACCGTTTTGCCCTCTCGTGTCCGCTTTCTCCTGCCCTCCGGCGGACGCACCGCTCGTCAGCATTCCGGTGCTCATCCGTCGTATCCTTGCCCGCGTCCCGGCGCGGTCGGCCGGCGCATATGGCTATCGCCGCCCGCCGCAGGACAGGAGTCTCGCGACAGCTTTTCCGGCGCTCTGACGGACGGGCGAGGACAAAGAAAGGAAAACCTCGCCGCGTTCGCCCTGTTAGGAATAGATAAACATAAAGGGGGTAGAGTTCGGGCGGCCATCTCGCCCGTCAGAGCGTCGGAATATTCACTTTTTGCGTCGCCTGCGCGTCTTTCGCCGCAGCCGGTCGTGCGGGCATTCGCGCACCTGCCCGGCGCGCCGCCAGGAACTCTCGCAGAACCCCTGCGCGTTGATCATCGGGCACGTCATCGGGCAGATCGTCCGTTTCTGCATTTTGTCCTCCTGTCCTCGTCCGGGACTCTGACGGACAGGCGAGGAAATATCACAAAACTCACCTGCCGCCAAAGGTCGAAGCTCGAGCAGGCATTGCACTGCCCGTCACAGCCCCGGACAAACCTCACGCCTTCCGGCGCTCTGCCCGCTCGCGCAGCATTTTGCTGAGCGGGTCCTCGTCGGCCTCATCCTTGGGCGGCTCCGGCATCACGAGCCTGCACCGCGCCGACACGCTCAGACCGAGCGCCGCCGCACAGCTCTGGCACTGGCCGAAGTAAACGTTCGCCGTCTTGGTCCAGCTGCCCGCCTCCTTGGCGTCGCCCTCCATGATCGCACGGTTCGCCCAGTCCTGGGCGTTCTGCCACGCATCCCGCGCGATAAAATAACGCGCCAGCATGTCGTAATCGAGGTCGGAAAAGATATGCAGCGCCACCAGCTTTTTCGCTGTCAATCGGTACTCGTCCGCCATTTCCTGCGGCAGGTACTTAGGCACCGTGATGCGTTTCGGCTCCTTCGCGCGCACCTCGCGCTTTGCCTTCTCCTCGATCTCCGCATCCGTCCGGTGTCCCCGCATTCGCTTTCGCGCCTGCTTGATGTCCACCGTCCCGTCCGCCTCCCGCGGCACCGGTTTGCTCGCCGGCATATCTCGTCACCTCACTCTCTCAGATTCTTACCTCGCCCAGCCCTCCGGCCGTCCAGCGCTTCCCGCGCCTCCTACTGCCGCCCCGTTTTTCCGCCCTCATTGGGAAAAAATCTCGCACGGAAGTCCGGCTGCGGTCAGACGCCCCGCCGCCGAAAACTTTTTCGGGGTGGGGGTAGTCCGGGAAATCTTGCGATTTCCCGCCAAAGCCGCGCACGTCGCGCCTGCACTGCGCTCGTCCAAGCGTCAGCCCTTCCGGCCGCTCTGGCCGCGAGATTTAGCTCGGCTTTCTGCCATGGTCTTTGCGCTGTGGCAGCTGTGGCACAGGCTTTGCAGATTGCTGCGGTCCGTGAACTTCTCCCAGTCGCCGTTATGCGGCTCGATGTGATCCACGTCCGTCGCCCTGGTGCGGATGCCATGCCGTGCACACTCCCGGCACCATTGCTCACGCAGCAGCTGCGTCGGCCGGAGATCATCCGTCCAGAGCTTGGTGCTGTACCAGCCGTGCCACTGCCGGGACTCGGCCGAGCGCCGATCAGCGTCTCGCGGCTTGTGCTTGTCACAGTATCCGCACCTCACGAGCTCCCGGCAGCCCGGATGGCGGCACGGCCGCAGCGGCTTAGTCGGCATAGGCGATCATGTCATGCAGCGCCGCCGTCGTGCTGGCGATGATGCCATCGAGCCGGATAATGCGCACAGTCAGCGCATGCCGGCGCTCGAAGCGCGGCTCGAGCTCACGCTCGGCGATCAGCTCGCGGCGCCGTGCTCGCAGAGCATCGAGATTTTTCTTGTAATCCGGGATCATCTCGGCAACCGTCTGCACGGCCTCACCTCCTTCCGGCGGAAATAAAAAAACAGGAGCTGGCTTGCAACACTCGACGAACATTGCGCTCGAGTGTTACGAAGTCAGCTCCTGTCTGCTTAGACGTTGGCTTACACCGTCGTAGTCGACGGTGGACTCACATTTGCATCTTTCGCACCACAGCGGAAACTGCTGCAGCGTGGTTGTCCCCGGCACGACCCAAACCTTGGTCGGCTTGCCGCATCGCGGGCACCGGATCTTTTTTCGATTTTGATTATACAATCGCTTTACTCCTTTGTCTACCCCTGCTTGGCTTTTTCTCCAATCCCTGTTGAAATGTTATAGAGCATTCCAAGCCAGAAACAACGCGCGTATGCGTGCGCGTTGCGTTATTATTATGAACTGCCGCCGACCATGGCAGCAGGTATTTTACAAACTTACAGGATGCGATCTCATTCCGGCCGCCGCCCTCATCGAGCACCTGTGCGCCCGGCGGCGCTTCCACGCTCGTGCCGTCGTCTACCCACTCGTAGGTTGTGACAGGTCTGGCAAGGTTGCGGCTGCCGACAAACTGCTTTTTGCCGTTCAGGCTCGCTTCCCGGCGTTCTTTGGTAAGATAACCAGCCCAGCCGTCGCATCCGCGCTCGCGGATGTAATTGAGCTGCACATCGTCGCCCCAGAGCCAGAGCGACTTGAAAAGCTCAAGATCGCCGCCGATTGCATTGATAATAATATGCGCGTGAGGCCGGTGGTCTCCGTGCCTGCCCTCGAGGACGTAGATATACTTGAGATCCGGCAGACCTCGCGCCTTGCGGTACTTGCGCATTTGAGTAAAGATTTTATTCAGCCGTTTTCGCGTCACATCGGCGCTCTCCGGTAAATCCTCATCTCGATACGTCGCAGTCAAAACCAGATCGTTGTCCGCAAAGTTGCACGCGATCAGCTGCTCGAGCTTGCGCTGTGCCGTGTTCGCGTTGGTGCGCTGGATCTGCTCCTCCGTCACCTCGCGGATACGCTTGCGCTCCTGCTTGCTGGCGTTCGGCCGCGGCACCGTGTAAACCGCGTCCCAGACGAGCCGTCCGGCCCGCACTGTTTTCCTTCGTTTCACTTTCCCCTCCCCGGTGTTCAAATTGAACACCACAGCGGACGAGGCTGTCCCCGTCCGCGTAGTTACTAAGAATATCCGCAATTTTCGTTTTTGTCAATCGCAGGGATTTTTTTCAATCGTCCTCAGGGTCGTAATTCTCGTCAACCCAATCGCTAAACTTCTTTGTCCCAATGATAATGCAGTGTTCACCGCCTTTAATGCTTATGTATGCCGCGTCGCTACCATCAAGCACCTCAAGCAGCTTTCTCATACCACTCTGCTCGCCGCGCAGCACCGCGTGTACCGCATCGTTGATCGCGACGTTCGGCTTGCAGCCGTCCTTGCCATAAGATTTCATTTTCGCCCTCTCCTATCGCAAAACTCTGCCACCGCTTGCAGCTTGTCGGCCGCCTCACGGATGATCGCACAGCCGCCTGTGCCGCAGTTATGCTCGTGCCCGTAGCCGAGGCAGGCGATGGAACCCGTCTCGACCGACACCCGCCGCAGCGCTTTAATCAGCGCTTTAATTTCCATTGTTATCCTCCTTCGGCGGCAATTCTTCGTCTGCCGGAATCCAGCTCGGTCTTGGCACAACGTCGGCGGCCGGAAGGCCAAGAATGCGATTATATGCCTCGTCAATAGCCTTGTCCCAACCTTCCGACCACGTGCCCGGCGCAGCGCCGCATCCGCCGATTTTTTGCAATTCCTGCAGTACGCGCATCCGCTCAATGCAGTCGCTCATTTGGGGATCACCTCCGTCCACGCGCTGACGAGGATATTTGCCTCGCACTCCTCATCGTCCAAATCAGGGAAATACCACTTGCCACCCTTGTAGATATACTCGCCATACCGGCCGGCACAGCCGCACAGCTTGCACAGCACCCGAGCGCCTTCCGGCGGCTTTTCCTCGGTGCACTCACGCCAGACGCTGCCGCTCTCCCGGCCGCAGATCATCTCGAACGGATCAATCTCGAGCGCCTGCGCTACCTCGAAAAGGTCGCTGAGGTCGGGCGCATGATACGCAAGCGGATCCGCCGACCACAACCAGCTCATGTACCACTGATGCCGCGCGTTCGGCAGATCGTCCACGTTGCGGACATCCTTGCCCGCCAGCGCAAACCGGATGTTGCGCCGAGCCTTTGCTAACGGCGAGGCGTTAAACTCCGCAAGCTCCTGCTTGTGCTTCTCCTCGCGTGAGGTTTTGCACTGCTCACGCTCGATGCGCTGCTTTACCTTGCCGCACACTCTCGGGCATCCGTCCGCCTTGTCGCACTCATGGCAGCACCCGGGGCACTGTCCCGTCGCCACCCACATGGCGCGCTTATCGGTGCCGGTGCAAGGCTCCTTAGCAGGCGCGGCCTCTGGGCAGGTTAGCGGCGCGAAATCAACTTCTGCCGCCCTTTTGTGCGCCTTAATCTTTTTCGCGTCGAGCTGATACCTCACCTCGGAATATGCGCCGAACAGCTTGCCTTGCAGGTTTGCATCACACTGACTCAGCTCGTAAGCGGTGTTTTCTGCGATGCGCCCCCGCTTCAGGTCATCTTTCCAGACTTTCACGAGATTTTTGTCGATTGCCTTCGCCTTGGCGACCTGGCTCTCGTGCTTATGCAGCACCTCGGCGACATAGCTGCGCAGTTTGCCAGGCAGCTCTACCACGCCGCGCGCCTGCAGGTCCTTGAGGGCCTCTTCGATTTCCTTTGCCGCCTGCGCGATGTAAGGCGCGGTCAGGCCGCCGCCCCCTCTCGCCATCGTGTTGGTCCAGTGCAGGACGAGCGTCCGCAGCGCCGGATCAAAATCCTTATCAAGCACTCGGCAGGAGGCCGTCTCCCACCCAAGCAGGGCGAGCGCGTTGCGGCGGCGATGCCCTGCGATCAGCAGGTAGCCGCCTTCCGGCTTCGGCCATACGACGAGCGGCTGATGCAGGCCGACCACCTTGATGGACTCCGCCAGCTCTTCGATGTTGGTCTGCTCGTAAGCGTTCGCCTCATTTTCCTCGATCTCATCGAGGGGAATTTCGCGCTCCTGCATCCCTTCCGGCTCCAGCTTCGCCGCCGTCTCGCCCATCAGCTCCGCGAGATTAAATTTCCTTGCCATTTCCAAGCACCTCCATGAGTTCTTCGACCCATGCCCGGTAATCTCGGGCAGCCGCCGAGGTCGGAGACCACTCCGCGACGGCCTTGCGCGCGAAAACCGCCTCGTCGACCTTGTCCGTGCGGCGGATCATCGTCCGGAATACGCGCACCGGGCAGGTCTCCCGGATGTATTCCTCGCCGTCGCGCTGGACGGGCGAGTTGTGCCACATCGTCAGCAGCGCACCGGCGATGCGCGTCGCCGGGTTGATCTTGCGGACGCTCTCGATCTGCTCGATCAGCTCGTCCATGCCTTCGATCTCGAAGCGGCCGATCCTGAGCGGGATAATCACATCGCTGCTGGCCGCAATCGCGCCGATACTCGCCGGCGAGAATGCCGGCGGGCAGTCGAAAACGACGAAGTCGTAGCTGTCGTCCTCGATCACTGCGTCGCGCAGGTCGCGCATCGCGCGGACCGCCATCTGCGACGTATACCCACCATCCACGCCGAGCGTTGCGAGCGACATGTCGGCCGGGATCACGTCCACGCCCGGCATCGTCGCCATCTCGACCACCTCGTCGTAGCAGACAGCGCCGCCGGTGAGCAGAGCGGCCAGACCGCCGCGCTCTTCGGTATTCACGCCGCAGTAGCGGCTTGCGTTGCCCTGATGATCTACGTCCACCAGCAGCACGCGCTTTTCGTAGTCGGTGGCGAGGATTGCCGCCAGATTTACCGCGGTGACGGTTTTGCCGACGCCACCCTTCAAATTCACTATGCTAATGCTCTTCATGATTTTATCCTTTCTTTTTCTGTTTTCCGGGCGACCGCATTTTTACGCCGCTGGCATGCAGGATGGCCGAAACCACAGCGTAGGCGCGGCCCTGTCCGCGCGCGATGGCGAGGATGGAGTTTCCGGCCTCGTAAAGCTCCACGATCTTCTGTCTTTCCTCCGGCGTCGCGGATGCGTTGCGCCTTGCCTCACATCGCGCCTCGGCGTCCTCCTTCGGGTTTACCATGCGCCGCTCGTCGCGCTTCGGCGTGCGCACGGTTTCGGTGTAGCGGTACGGCTCACCGAAAGCCTCACCCGTCACCTCGACGGTTTCGTATATTCCGCGCGGATGACGGAAGATGACGCGCCGGGTCTCAGTTGCCATTTTCCGCTCCCGCTATCTGCATCATCTGCTCATAGTCTTTCTTGATTACGCCAGACCCGATCAGAGCCATGATGTACTGCATCGCCTTGTCGGCAGTCTCGTCATTCGCCGCCTCGCAAACTACGCGATACAGCGCGATCAACACACGGCGGATGTCATCACTCAAAATCTCTCCGTCCGCGCAATCAAATCTGCATTCGGCCTGCATTCCGTTAATTTTAATCTCAATCATGCTGTTTCTCCTTCCGATTTCTCTTGATGTATCCCAGTACCGCGCCGATGGCTTCCGCTCTCTCGCGGTACTCCCGCGCGAGCCGCGGTTCGACGAGCTTGCTCTGTGCGTACAGCCTGCGGCGATCAAACCGCAGCTTTTGAATTGCCTTTCTTAATTTCACGCTTCTCCTCCATCCTTTTCGTCTGCACGATCACCTCGCGCTGGCCGTCCATGTACTCGGCAAACTGCTGCAAGCTGCCGTCGAAATCGAGGTAAACCTTGCCGAGGCGGCCCTCCTTGTTTTTGAGCACCTGCAGCACGCGCTCGTCTGCCGGTGCGCTGTCCGCCTCGTTCTTGTAGAGCGCAAGCACCGCATCGGCGTCCTGCTCGATCTGGCCGGACTCGCGCAGGTCGGTGAGCGACGGCTCGCCGTCGCGCGCCTCGGACGCTCGCGAAAACTGCGACAGCGCCACGACCAGTATTTTTTGATCTTGAGCCATAGTGTGCAGCCCCATGCTAATGTTGGTAACGACCGTAACACGGTCACGCCCCGGCGCCCGGAGTAATTGCAGGTAGTCGATAAAAACTATCCTATGTCGGCGGCTTCGCGCGCAATCCAGAATGTTTTGCACGCTCCACCCCGGCGCATGCACCAGCTCGATGTCGCTCTCGGTGATCTCGCGCTGCAGGCGGTTGAGCCGCGTCCACTCCTCCGGCGTCATCTCCCGGCGGTTGATGTGGCCGTAGTCGATGATCGCGCGGTTCGAGACGATACGGTTTATCAGCTTGGAGGGCGTAGTCTCGAGGCTGTAAAAGCCGACTTTCGCGCGCCGCCCCATGTGCGTCGCCATCTGGAGCGCGAGCGCCGTCTTGCCGGCGGACGGGCGGCCTGCAAGGACTATGAAATCGCCGAAGTCGCTGTACAGGCGGCTATCGAGTCGGCTGAAGCCGTACTCGATGAATTTTCTCTTTGTCGTCTGCTCGAGGGCGAAGGTTTCAAGCCCCTGCGACAGCGAGACGATTTCCGCGCCCTGTTTTTCCGCCGTGGCCTCCATCGCCGCGGCGATGAGCTCGCGCCCTTCCTCGCTCGTGCGCACCTGCGTGAGCTTGTCAGCCAGCTCCCGCAGGCGGCTGACTCTCGTCTGCTCCTGCATGGCCTCGGCGTATGCTTTCCAGGCGCTCGCCGTGCTGCATACGTCCATGCACTCCATCAGCAGCGGCTCGTACTCCCTGCCGATGGCGGCGCGGATCGTCACCGGGTCGAGCGGCCGGCCGCGGTTGAAGATCTCGCGTGCCGCGGTGTACACCGTCCGCAGCTCAGCGCGGAGAAAATCGCTCTCGCGCGTCGCGGCGAAAAGCTCGCCTGCGATCTTCGGGTCGAGCAGCAGCGCGCCAATGACGCTGTACTCGGCCGCAAGCGTCGCTCGTTTCTCTACCACACCTCGACCTCCTCTCGCCGCCTGGGCGGCTTGTCCGGCTCGCCGGGCTGCGGCTCATCCTCCCACCGGCGGCCGTTAAGCCATGTTGCCGGGTTAGGTACGTAGCGGCCGCCGTCCCGCTGCCACGCCTCCGTGCGCGTCTGCCACTCGAGCGCGGTCAGGAGCGCATCCAGCAGGTCGCGGTCTGCGTGGAGCTTGTCCCACGCCCGGCGCGCCGGCTTCTTGGCGACGTGCTTGGGGTAGGCCGCCCAGAACTCGTCAAATAACTCGCTCTCCCCTGTGGGGGTAAGGGGGTTATTATTATCTCTTGTATTATTCTCCTTTATATCCTGGAAGTTTTCTTCTATAGGGTCAGGAAGTTTTTTTCTATAGGTATGGAAATTTTCTTCTATAGGGTCAGTCACTTTTTCCATTGCTTCCTGAGCGTTCGCCTGCACCCAGATTCGGCGCTCAACGACGGTTTTTCCGACATCTCGAATGACCTCGACACGGAGATATCCGAGCTCCGCCAGGCGCGCGATTGTGCCCGAAACTGTGCGTTTGCTCTGCTTGAACTTGTCCGCAAAATGCTCATTCCCGGCCGAGCAGTAGCCCTTAACGTTGCACATCGCCGTGATGTCGCTGTAGAGCACACGGGCGAAAAAGCTGAGGCGCTCATCGTACCGCACGTCGGCGGTCAGGATGCTGTAAAAACTCGGCTTATCTGCCATACCCTGTCGCCTCCTTGATGGCCTCGCACGCCGCCGTGAAGCGGCGCAGGAGCGCCCGCATTTCCACGTCCTGTTCTTTCCTGCTGTGCTTGTGGCCGGTCCCCTGGCCGACCCACGGCAGCACTCCCGCCCTCCGCAGCTTGGTGAGCTTGGAGTTCACAGACGCAGCGGAACGATCGAGTTCCTCCGCGATTTCGGGCGCGGTCATGCCGTCCCGGGCCATCTGGATGATGCGATCTACATCCTCCTGCGGCCACTCCTGCTTCACCCTTTTCCTCAAGGGTTGCCCCTCGAGACACAACTCTGCGATTTTCTGCTCAAGCGTGGTACTGCCAACGCCGAGCTCTTCCGCGATCTTTCGCGCCGGCACTCCGGCCTCCCTCTGGCGGACGAGATGGTCGAGCATCTCGTCCGTCCATATGATCTTTGCTGGCATTTCTAACCCCTTTTCTACGCATTCCGCGCGGTGCCCGTCCACATGGCGAGCACGCCGACGGCCGCGACAAAGAGCGTCGCACGGCCGCCCAGCAACTCCGCATTATCGGCGCTCGCCGCCGCGATCAGCAGCGCAAAGCCGATGGCTGTCAGCGCCGCGCGGATATGCTTATCCGTTAAAGATTTTTTCCGGGCTTGACGCGCCCGGGCGCTTGTGATACTATAATAACCGTATTCGCTATGCATTTGTGTCTGCTTCGGTTGCCGCCGGGCAGGCACATTTTTTTTGCAATTTTTCATGCCTGCACCTCACACGTTCCAGCGCAGATTTTCCGGCACCTTACGGATACCTGTCTCCTGCTGCTGGCCTTGCAGATCAAGCGTCGGATGCTCGGCAAGATACTCGATCAGCGTGTCCAGGTTGACAAACTGACGGCAGCCTGCTGTGATCATCGGCACCGCGCCCGATCTCATCAGGTAGCGGATATGATGCTCGCAAAACTTCGTGCCCGGATCGAGCTTGCGCAGCTCGCTGGCAGCTTCCTTTGCGCTGCGGATTCTTGGTAAATTAGCCATGTTTTTCTCCTTTCGTGCAAAAATCCAGTTCCAGTGCCGCTGTTACGATCTCATGCAGCTCCCGCATGATCGCGTCGTACAGCGGCTTTTCGTTTGTGTCAATCACGCCGTCCTCGCTGATCAGCAGCAGGTCATCGAGCCGTCCGGTCTTGGCGAACCTGCCGATCAGACGGATGAGCCGCATGGTTGCGTGCTCCAGCGTCCGTACGCCTACCTGCGGCAGCACTCCGGCGAGATCGCCCGACTGGATATGCTGATAGCAGAGATATGGAAAATCATACAGCTGCGCCATCCGCAGCACCGTGCCGTCCGGCGGCCGGCGGCGGTCCTGCTCGTAAGCCCCGAGGCTCTCAACCGATACGTTCAGGTATTCGGCGGCGGATTCTTGTGTTAAACCCTTCAGCTCGCGTGCGGATTGATAGATATTTCTGTTCTTCCGCGCACTGGTAATGGGCGCGGACTCGGCGTATAATACAGCCATAGTCAAACAACCTCCTTCTCCCCTTTGTACAGATCGTCCAGCGTGCAGCCGAGCAATTTAGCGATTGCAGGCAGCATCTCGGCGCGCGGAAACGATTTTCCGGTTTCCCACATAGCAATTCTGCCGCGCGCTACGCCGAGCGCGTCAGCCATTTGCATCTGCGTCAGACCTTTGCGCTCACGCAATTTTTTAATAGCAATCACGCTTGCACCTCCTTGTCAGTTTCACTGACATTATAATAACGCTTCCCATGCGTTTTGTCAATATAAAAAACAATTTTTTTTCTGCTGCTGTTGTTTTGTCAATTATATTGACTTATAATATAATGAGATAGGAGTGACAGGCAGTGAACAGAATTAAAGAGTTGCGCAAAGAACATAAGATTACACAAGAAAAGTTAGCGGCAATCCTCGGTATATCGCG